GGGCATCATAATCACTATTGTTTGCTGTCCCCTCAATTTGAGCACCGACATATCTAGAATCAGCATCATCGTAAGCAGTCACGCCAAACATTATGTTATATACTCCAGTGCTAGGAAAAGTGAATATGCCTGAAGATTGAGTTATAGCTGAACCCACAGTTCCTGATGTCGCATCGTCTGCGGCCTCCCAGTTAGATGTAATGACTGATCCAGATGTTGCTAAATTGGTAGTTAATCTAAAAGAGCCGCACACTAATGACGTTCTATCTTTTATAAACAATCTCTCTACTTGTGTCTGGCTCATCTTATGCGTCCTCCAATGCTTTTACTTTTGTTTCTAGTGTTTCTATTCTTGTTTGTGCCTCTTGTAATGCTTTGATGGCTTTCATATAAAGAATAGAATACTTGACTGCTTTTACTTTTTCTCCTAAAGTTTTTATTTCACCAACTTGTTTACTAGGCTTATCTCCTTGAGTTTCGACATCTTCTTCTGTGTATAAACTTCCAAAAATTGAATTGGTTAAAATATCACCAACACTAGGTGTAACTTCTTTTACCAAATGAGGACTTATTTTTTCCAACTCTTGTGAAATTACCCCAATTTGAAGAGGAGCGTTGTCAGCTCCGTATTGTCTTACGTCATCTTTTCTTTTGTATTTCCTTACAGTTATTGCTTTTATGTCTTCCCATTGTGAGCCAGCATCAACAATATCTTGTTTAATTCTTTCGTCTGATATTGTGCCATAAGTGCCATCATGGTTGAGAACGTCTCCATCAGAGTTTACTCTAAACCTTTGAGCGCTACCATCGATACCTTCAAAAAATGTATTTCCACTTCCGTCAGGAGATGCGTTCTGATATTTAATTTGTAAGCCGTATGGGTCAGCATTTTCATTTACACCATAAAAAACCACGTCAGCAGAAGGTTGATGTAATCTAAAATAGTTACTTGCCGTGCTAGTATTAATTGAAATTTTACTGTTTCCAGAATCTAAATTAAAAGCGTGTGTTTGACTATCAGACTCTACTCGGAAGTCTATATCTTGTGAGTCCTCATTAAAGATAACAGAACTAGGGGCCATTGTAAGAAAATTTCTAAATGTGCCATCTATTCTTTGGTCTATTTCAAATTGAGTATCTTCTGCACCGTCAGAAGCATCAGTAATAAAACAAGAAGTTTTTATTAAATCAATAGACTCCCCTGCATCATTTCTCATTCTATAAGAAATTCTACCTACTAAATCACTATCAGCAGGACTACCTGATGCTCTATCTAATATAAGATTTGGCCCAGCACTAGCGTCAGCATCTGTAGACTGAACAATTAAAGTATCACTATTATCATCAACAGTAACTGTTAAGGCATCATTAATTTGTGCAGTCGTTGCAGTGAGTGACATAATATCTGTCCCACCTGCTTTAAAATCTATCTGATCATCAGTGTCAGCACTTATTGTTGTATCGGCATCTGCATCAAGAATGAGTTTGTCTGATGCTCCGTTGAGATCTAACTCAGAAGCACCACCAATAGGCAATACGCCACCTGTGTGTATTGCATAAATGGTATTGCCTGTTGCTACGGCTGTGCCAACGATTGTCAGCGTTGTTCCTGATACAGTGAAGTTTGTTGTGGGTTGTTGTATAACGTTGTTGATGACAACGATTAGTGTGTCCTCGGAGAAAGGCTCTTTACTAAGTGTAAAAGTCGTGGCGCTACCATCGCCTGAAAAGGTGTCAGTTGTAAAACCTTGAAAAGTATCTGATGGTAGTCCTTGTCCTATGTAACTCATAAATTATCCTTTTGGATTATCATCCTTAATTTTTTTAATGCGTGCTTTCCATGCGTCAATGTCTTTGTATATCTCATCAAGCTGGTCACCCATATCTCCGTATTCTTTTCTTCTAGTTTTTCTAACAGTGTTATTTGACTCTGTTGTATTGCCTGCAGTTTCGTAAGACGCTATCTGACTGTCACTTGGTTTATCAAGACCATCTATATTCCATTCTTTTATGTATGGGCCACTGCCATCATCTTGCAATAAAATTTTTGCATCATCCCATGATTTAGAATTAGCTTCTAAATATAAACACACTTTTGTATACAAACTAGCCATCTTACAAACCTCCTGTTTGAACTTTGTAAATGTATAAAGCAGCGTTGGTTAAATTTTGAGAGTCTCCACTGTTTTGATACCAATACATTTTAATCGTGTTGGTAGCTGCTAAATCTAAAAAACCACCACCACTATATTTCATTTCTATATCGTCGGCATGAGATGTCATTCTGCCTTCAAAAAAACTATTTGCAGTTCCATTTAAATAAATTCTTAATTGAGTAAATTCACCAGCATCAATCCCTTGCATCGAGCCTCTAGCAAATATGCCATACACTCCATCACCACCTGTGGGCACGGTAAAAGTATTACTTGCAAAAGCACCATCTGTATCCAGGGTTTCTGTATCAAAAGTAACAAGTGTGTTTGTTGCAGTTGAGATTGATTGGTTACCTGAATTAGTAACCAAAACCATTGGAGTATTTATGCCAGCTGCCATCTTACGTATTCTCCATTATTGATAACGCAACATCAAGAGATGACGCCGTGTCTGAAGTCACTCTTAAAACATCTGTTTCTTGTAATACTAACTTGCCTCCCCCAAGAGCTTCTAGTGAACCTCCTGCAGGTATTGGTGCATTTGTTACTAGTTCGACGTTAACGTTTGTTTCTGTGTCTGATGTGTTGGTTTCTACGTGCACTGTTGCGTTTACAGCAGAGCCTGTGACGTTGCCAACTATCAAACCAAGAACGATAGCAGTTGTAGAACTTGGACATGTATATACAGTTGTAATTGATGTTCCTATCCCTGCTTTTGTTTTGACCTTAAATGTATTAGCCATTTGTTTCTCCTTATCCTAGTGCAATAGCTAGCGCTGTGGCTCCGGCGTCAGTATACGCGCTTATATCCGTCATCGCAACTTGTTTCATAGTTCCATTATCGTTGAACACCACTCTGTCAGCATCCACCACGGTTGTGGAGCTGGCTGAGGTGTTGCCATCCATAATATTAAGTTCTGTGGCCGTTGATGTGACCCCGTCTAAAATATTCAATTCTGCAGCTGTTGATGTAACATTTGTGCCGCCTATATCCAGGGTAGTCACGGATATCTCACCGGCAACAGTCGCAATGCCATCAGCCACTGTTATCAAATCAGTGTCATCTGTGTGTCCAATCGTTGTCCCGTTTATTATTACATTGTCCACAGTTAGTGTAGTCAATGTGCCAAGAGATGTAATATTCGCTTGAGCTGCAGTTTGTAGTGTACCTGCAAGTTGTGTTGCAGTCAGTCTGCCCGTGCTTGGGTTATATGTTAAATCACCATCTGATTCTAATCCTATATTACCACCATCTACATCACCACCTGATGTAAAGACAATAGCATTATCTTCGTTTGTGCTTTCGTTATCACTAATAGTTACTGTTGTTGCTACTGCTGCTGTAGTTGCATTTGTAACTGTAACTCCTGCAATTACAGTGTTAAGTGCTGTGCCACCAATTGTAATTGCATCAGCCTCTAACGTGCCATCAAAATCACCATCTACAGCGTCTATATTACCTATGAAAGTGGTTGCAGTTACATTTCTAAAACTTGATACGTCTTTGTTAGAATCAACTGTAACAACTTTACTAGCAACGACCGTGCCAACAGAAGAGCCCGTGTCACTATAGTTTAATTCTGCTGTAGTTGCTGTAACACCATCTAATATGTTAAGCTCTGTTGCTGTAGATGTAACTCCGTCTAAAATATTTAATTCTGATGTTGTTGCTGTGACACCATCTAAAAGATTAAGTTCTGTTGCAGTAGAAGTTACTGCTACGTCTTCGTTAATTTTTGGTGAGGTAAATGTTTTGTTTGTTACTGTAGCAGTTGATGTTGCTGAAAGTAATGTTGATGTACTATCACCAGTGCTTGGTAGTGTTAAAGTATTAGATGCAGCCTCTGAGTGTGGTGCACCAATAAGTGTTTGTGCGTGAGCATTACTAGACTCACAATAAAATTTAATCTGTGATACAGCACCACCGTCGTTTTTTAAATCAATAAGACCACCCGCAACAAATAAATCGTGAGGTACACTTACATGACCGTCTGCATCTTCAAAAACAGCTTTACTTGCTGGCAGTGTACAGAATACAGTTTTTGTGCCTGATGAAAAGTTAACAGCACTATCACTGTTAGAGCTTTCTAAAATAGTTGTTCTTGATAACGTGTCTGGCGATGCGTCGGTGACCGTGCCGATACCAATCTCAAACTCTGTGCCGCTGTCATTGACGATAGCATAGTAGGTGACGTTACTGTTACCAATGCCTGCAACAAAAGTTTGAAAACCAGATACAGCACCAGCTAAATTTAATGTCCCCGTGCCGGTTGTTGTTGAGGTTTCTTTTACTCGATCGTTAAGTACTAACGCCATTTAACCTCCTACGACAATCTTAATATAGCATTACTCGAATCGTTTGCAGGGAACTGAATTGTAAATGTTCCGGCTGTTGCTGTGAAGTCTCCACCAAAATCTAAAACTAGAACAGAATTATTTCCAGAAGCTGCACCACCACTTGATTGATAAATTTGTGCATATCTAGCTGTAAAAGTTGCGGTTGTCCAAGATGTGTCGTCAAAGTCAACGAAAGAAGTTGATCCTGTTCTTCCTACAGCAGGGTTTGCTAAAGTGTTACCACCAGCGGTATAGTTTGTTCCTGATATTTGATTTGTTGTGTTGTATGATGTTGGATCAGACACAGAAACCGTTTTAGATGATGTGAAAAGAGCTATTTTATAAGTGGCACCACCATCAAAATCATGGTTACCTTTAAGCAACTCTTCTTTAAAAACATCAGATATTACATTTGCCATTTATTTTCTCCTTATGGGTTTGCAGATGGAATAGGTATTCTAACCACTCCATCCTTATATTCATCCCTTCTTCTGCGTCCTATCTGTTCAGCAGCTAAAGGTGTTAACAATTCCTGATATGATTGAGCATACATACTAGCCATATTAGGATTTTTTAGAAACTTAAAAGCTTCCGTTAGGCAGGCGTACAACAATAATGTAGGCATGTTGTTACTGACCCAAGTGGTTGTATTACTTGATGACAGTCCTGTTGGTAGCGCATTATACGCTAGTTCAATAGTATATGCTGCATTCGGTGCTGGAGCAAGAAGTATTGTGTCGTTGTCCCAGTTTGCGTAGTATTTTGGCACTCCTGTTGCTGTTCTGTCTGCTCTATATTCGTTCATAAAACTAGGGTCTCTTTTGTCCAAAAACACTCTTTCATTAGCTGTAAGACTTGACCCTGATAAGCCAGAGGTTCCAAAGATATTTATATATCTAGCATATTCAAAATCAGTTGGTATTGCACCTGGCATAGAAATAAAAGGGTCACCAGCTGTTAAAGTAGCAGTTTTATATTTTCTAAAAACATCCAGATCAACTTGTCTAAATATCTTCAATTCAGCATGTTCTATAAAATCATTAACAATAGTCGTTGTAAGAACATTGCTGTCTGTTTCTGTGTATTCTCTAATTTGTGTTACTAGTTCAGAATATGTGGTCATGGTGTTATGCTAGTAGGACCAGCGTAAGCTCGGCCCCCTCCTCCTCTTGTATTGCCTGTTGTTGCAGTGTCTGTAGCAACAGTGAATGTATAAGTATTATCATCAACTTTGGTTATTGTATACCCAGCAGATCTATTAATATTTGTGCCTGTTATGCCGTCAAAACCAATAACATCATAAAACCTAACGGTGCTAGAACTTGATCTACCATGACTAGGATCAGTGACGGTAATAACACTTGTCCCTGAGTTTGCAGTTTTAAAAGCATTTAGTGGTAAAAGAATAGGAGCCGCTGTTTCTACTCTATCTGGTCTTGCATTTTTTAAAGATTGTTTATCAGCTTTGTGTGATTTTACTTCTATCTGTGGGTGTTTCGCTTCAAACTCAGATTTGTGCACAAGAGATCCATTCCATTCTTTCACCATTTCATTGTACGGAAAAGCCATACCACTACGATCTGATATTGCTTTTGATCTTTTTCCTGATGCGTAATTAGACATTTGGGTAATAAGCCTGTGGTGTTATGTGAGTGCTAGTTGAAGATCCATCTTCTGTTAGAGCTCTGTTAAATTCATCCTCGTACAACATTTTCATTTGTTGAGTTAATTCTGGTTTATACTTTTGTGCTAAATAAAAAGCTAAACCTGAAACCATGCAAGGTACAAAACGATAAGGAACATCTGTTGCATTTGTATATGACCCAGCATCCTGTATTCTTTTTACATAATACAAATGCATATCTCTACTAGCAGCTGTAGAATCAGGAGTTGGATAAACAAAAATGTTTACACGATCAATTAATCTTTGCACATAGTATTGTGTTGGCTGTCCTGTGGTCAGTTTATTTGATAGTGCAGAATATTCAGATCTACTTATTTTTGTCATGGCAACATCTTGTTGTGTGCTCTGTGTTCTGTTTGATCTGTAAGTTGCTTCAAGAATATCATCCACCCCATAAATACCATTTGTTGGTGTGGTCACAGCGCTTGTGCCATCACTGCTAGCTCTAAAAAATGTATATGTGTTTTGGTTTTCTATCAGATCAATATTAGTTTCATCTATCTCCCAATAGTGAAGACCTCTGTTTCCCCACTCTTGAAACATAATATTTAAAGATCGCCTTGCAGATTTTATTTGATATCCGTCTAGTTGATCTACACCTACTCTTTGATAAGCCTCTTCAACTATCTCATCAATAACAAATGTTTTATCGAACGTCGCTGTTCCTGAAGTAGTGTTTGCCATTAGCTACTCCTATTAATAAACTTTAAGCCATTCGCAAGTAATAGTTGCCGAATCTCCAGATGTACACGCTGGGAATACAAACTTAACATCTCCGGTTACACCAGTTGCATTGTTGTTTTTAAGACCACCAATAGAACTGTAATCTAAATATCCGTCACCTTCTAAAGTTAAGAAAGTTGCATCTGTATCTGCATCCCAAACTAGTCTAACTGCATCTACTTTTGCAGTCATTGAAACGCTATACCATATTTTATTCAAAACCACTTTACTTAAAGTTGTTCCGTCTGATCTATTATTAGCCGTTGCACTAACATCTACAATTGTTGTTGTGCCACCTGTGCTATCTGAGACATTATTGTAATGAGTTATTAGTTTTCTATCACCACTAAATAATGTTTGAGTTAATACTACGTCTGCCATTTTTTCCTCCTACTAAAGAGTAGGGGACATTACTCCCCTACTCAGAGTTAATTATTATGCAAATGGTGTTGCTAATGATCCGTCTCCGAAAGTAAAGCCATTCATTTGCCATACAGCTGTTGCACTGCCTTGTCCACCTGTTGCGATACCTAAACAATCTATTTCGCCACCAACAAATCTACCTTTGGTGTCAGCGTCCATAGTCATTTTGTCATCATCAGATCCATCAGCGTGGAACTGTTTTAGACTAACTGTGCCAGGTGCATCTTTATCAGAAATGATAATAGTAGATGCAGCTGTAAAGATATCATTAGCAGAAGCACCATCGATTGAAAAAGTGCCTGTAAAAGTTGTGCCTATGATAAATA